ATCATCCGTCACGACATCTCGATATGCGAATCGAACGTACATTCCGTTACCAAAACAATTCACAATAACTGTTAATGGTTCGCCACTAACATGATTACGTAAAAAAGATGATAAGGTTCCATTGAAATCGATAAAAGCAAAAGCAACATCTGCAGCCATAGCGCGATAAATCTTTTTCAACTCAATCTCTGTGAACCCACATAAATCATCTAGATTCATGATAATATGATCACCTGCTTCGACTATAGCAGAATACAGAAGCACCGCCTCCATTTTCTTGTCATAGGCGCGATAATCACCATCAAAGATGTTACCATCACCATGTTTAAGCATAGCTGTTGCTAAATCGTGCCACTCCTTAGAGTGAGCATTAATACCAACAGCGCACCCAAAATTGCCTGGGTTCCTTTGGATCACTCGAATGAGTGATCCAAAGAACATGCGCATAACAACAACTAATGGAGTTGGTGCCCCCATAAAAATTCGAATTTTACCGAGAGCATTTTTCTGGGCAGCTCGCGCCTCATCTTTCTCAGAGGCACAAAAGATGGGATTACATCTTTCTCCCTGCCGGTAAGTTTCTATCATTCTTTCGACTGATGAGATCAACTCATCATCGAGGACGAAAATTCCTTTGTCTTCATCAAATGATATTTTCTCCCTTTTTGGTTTCCTCCATGGAAAACCAAGACTAGTATTCATAGCTAGTGAATTAACATAATTCACACCGGGAGCGCCCGATACTGCTGTTTGAATATCATACAATTGTAAAAGTTTAAGTTCTTCATTTGGAACTTGACTCATATATTGCGATATAGTCTTGTGTGCTAACCATTGGGCATCTGCCGATGTGATCATCAGATTTGGTTCTGACATATCTTTCATCGCATGATACCAAGGTTTCCATGTACCCAGTAGAGGTGTTTCATGTGTCGTACTCCATCCTTTTCCTTTGAAAAATGGAGCTATGGCTGTTTCCCTAACACTAGATTTCATATTTGAAGTCCCAGTAGAGAGTGATCCATAGATTGCACAATTGGATTCATCCAAAAATAGGATAGGATCTCTGCGATTAATAGTTGGATACAAACCAACTACTTTGCTACCTTCTTGTAATGATACTATGCCAGCATCAATTAAGATCAAATCCTGAACATCTTCTTTGTAAATCCTACTGCAAAAAGCTCGGTTAGTTGCTTTGCCTGCGGTATGAATACCCATCAAAATAGGACCATATGCTGTTGAAGCAATTAAAACGCTCCCACAATCTCCCTTAACAGTTGGACATTCACTCCAGTACCCTTCAACTTGTAACAAATTGAGAGTACCTTTAGAGATATGTGTAGCAGCACGTACAATAAGATCTCCCTGGTTACTACGCTTGATATAACGGCCGTGAGAACGGACATCAAAACCGCGCGCAGGTAATAGATGATCTAGACGCGCTGCAGGTGGGAAATTATTCAATTCAATAAGAGCAATGTCACCAATAATCCTCTTGATACTTTTCTTTGAGATCTTCAAACAAGTATTGCGCGTTCCTGCCTTGCAAAGGGGCATAAACACGCATTCCATGCGAAATTCGTCAGGACATAAGTCAAGAATATGTTTATTTATAAGGTAAATATTACCTCCTAATGCCAACATATTATTGTCACAAGCGGTGCCATTATCAGTAAACACTGTGATAGCAATTACATTGCGTCCAATAATCTCGTTTAATTGATCGTCATCTAACCCTTTCATGGATTTTGATTGACGTGAAACCGTAAGAGGCGACAAATGAATTGAATCATTTGTCCACTTTGCAGCACTCTTTTCAGATTGCGGTGTAGGACGCATAAATGAAAATTGAAGAGCTTCCACTGTCCGGAGAGCTCTAATCATACCAGCTGTTACAGCAATGGTAGTGGCAACAAGAACATATTTCTTGTTCGCCATTGCTGAATCATAGAATGATTGAGCAATTGAACTAATTTGGACTCTCGTAGGAAGCTTAGGTGCCTCCAAAACCATATTGGATAGACCTGCAAATGGATTACCTATAAAAGATAATACATTATCGGTTCCGCGCATGGCGGAATTAGATATCCGCATAGCTGGAATGGCTCTACGAAAAGCATTTATGTGAGCTCGCTCACGAGATAACCCTACGATCCACCAAAGATAAATAAAGAGCAAATAACCTAATACTCGCTCTTTTAAACTAAGGTTACCCATCCAAGGAATAATCGCTTGCAAACCAACCTGTAATTGAGGACAAATCCTACAATTACCAATGGGAACATGGTGCTCACACATTTGCACTCTTGCCATACTCGCCATCTTAATCTTGATATCCTTTTGTGATGCCATATGGGACAGAAGCTTTGTTCGTAACCAAGGCAAGAAATCGGACATACCCACATTATTTAGTTCAGAAACTAAAATTGGTGT